TTCCAATAGCTTCATTTTCTATTGCATTTGTAAATATTTTACAATCTTTGCCGAATTTTCCTTGTAATTCAATCATAATCAAATCTTTTCGTTAAGTTTTTCAAGAAGTTCATTCGCACAGTTCTTTGCGTATTCTTCATCTTCATCATGAAAGGACTTGACTGTTATCCAAATCCCTGCAAATTTAACTTGTACTTTGTAATCAAGAAGGAGGTATTTCTCTCTGTTTCCGCTGCAATTATCTTCTACGAAGGTAGTCGTTTTATTGATTCTGTACTGTTTCATCATTATTTATTTCTTTAGAGTGGCAATTTCTATCAAGTATCTTAATGCACTGTTTAATTCCAGTATCAAATCCTTCTTTATAGCCTTTGGTATGCTCACCTAAAACATATATAGTCATTGACAGCCAAAATAGAAGTATGCCAACGGATTTATACCAGCATGGTAAAGATACAGAAAAGGGTTTTAAGGTGATAGAGAAATCACCGATCCACAGAAGACCGGCAATGAGCATGAGTAAATACGCCCCAAAGGGTACGCAAATGATGTATGCTGAACCGTTTTCCGCTTTCGGTAACGGTGGCGGTAAATCATGGAACGGCATTGACCCACAATCAACATTCGGGTATGAAAGCGAAATGATTATCCAGCGTGGCGCATATTACCGTATTACGAAGATTGAGAAATCGAACGGTACGATCTACATTGATTTGGAAGTTCACCCCGAAAAAGGTTACGAATTTGTTGAAGATATGCCGGGATATAAAGGAAGTAGGTGATTGAATGGCTGATTCCCGATCAAAAGATTTGAACGGTGAAGTGTTCGGGTGCAAACAGGTAAATGCTTTATGGTGTGAAACCTGTATTTTCGCCGAAACAAGAGAGCCGTTCGGCAGACTTCCAAAATTGGGGGTTTGCAAGGTTTTCAAAAGCAAGCCGGAAGAAGTTCTTTTTGACGGCGCACGATGCGAGTTCTACGAACAGGAAAAACGCAGGAAATAAAGCACTTTTTGAAAGTGAACTTTCAAGGGGTGCTTTTTTCATGCTCATTTTTCAAAAATTCGTCTTTTTTGCATTGCAGACGGTAAAGAACAAGATTCATTCGTGGTTCGTCACCCACGGAAAACAACGTAAATGAAAGGATGGTTCGATTATGAAGAAAGAAGATTTACTTGGAATGGGCTTGACGGAAGATCAGGCAAAGAAGGTTATGGATTCCCTTGACGGGGATTTCGTGACAAAAGCAAGGTTCAACGAAGTCAACGAAGAATTGAAAACGGCGAAGAAGTCTGTTTCTGACAGGGATAAACAGCTTGAAGATTTGAAGAAATCCGCTGGTGACAACACAGCGTTGACACAGCAGATCGCAGACTTGCAGAAAGCAAATGCGGATCAGCAGAAAGCCCATGAACAGGAAATCGCAGCGTTGAAGTTCAACAATGCCGTGGAAATGGCGCTGACCGGGGCAAAGGCGAAGAATATCAAGGCGGTTCGTGCTATGCTGGACGATACCAAAATTAAACTTGGTGAAGATGGCAAGCTGACCGGGTTTGACGAACAGATTGAAGCCCTGAAAAAGTCGGATGGTTATATGTTCGATGTTCAGCAGCAGACCGGGCAGCAGTTTACGGGTTTTCAACCCGGTGCTTCAACAACCGTTCCGAATTCCACACAGGCAGGATATGAAGCCCGCCTTGCGGATGCCCGGAAGAACAATAACCAATTAGAGGTTATCAAAATCAAGCAGGAAGCGGCGAATGACGGCGTTATCCTGATGTAAAAAACAAAGAAAGGTTAAGGTGAAAAAATTATGGCACAGGTACAGGGTATCGGTACTACTTGGAATTTGCCCAACTATGCGGGCGAACTGTTTACCGCTGACCCCACGCAGACCCCGTTTCTTTCCATGATCGGCGGGCTGACCGGGGGCAAGCAGACGAACAACTTTGAATTTCCTACGGCGGTTCTTTATGACTTCCCGCCCGCTGGGCAGCCGGAAATTTCCGAAATGGATTCCGCTGTTGCCCCGAAAGCGTCCCACATTGCAAGGGAGCAGGAAAAGAACGTGGTTCAGATTCATCAGGAAGTGATTGATCTGACGTATGCGAAACAGTCTAACACGGGCAGAATGTCCGGGCTGAATACCGCTGGGCAGCAGGCGAACCCCGGCGATGAAAAGGCATGGCAGATTCAGCAGAAACTTATCAAGATCGCCCGTGACGTGGAATATTCCTTCATTCAGGGCAAGTATCAGATTTCCACGGGTGCGGACGTTGCGAATAAAACCCGTGGTATGCTGGAACTTTGTTCTTCCCCTACTGGAAACCACATTGCGGCGGGCGGCGAAGTTCTTAGCAAAGATATGCTGGATCAGCTTTTCCGTGATATGGCGGGCAACGGCGCTTATTTCGGCAGAATGGTTCTTTTCTGTAACGCTTTTCTGAAACAGGCGATTACAAACCTGTATGCGGATCAGTTCAAGGCGAATATGCAGACTACGCAAAACGTGGGCGGCATGAATATCACCGAAATTGAAACTGATTTCTTCAAGATGGGCGTTGTTTGGGATCGCTTTATGCCGTCCGATGCGATTCTGATTGCGGACGTGGCGCACATTGCCCCCGTATTTCAGGCTGTTCCCGGCAAGGGCGTTCTTTTTGAAGAGCCGCTTGCGAAGGTGGGCGCTTCCGACAAGGTTCAGATTTACGGGCAGATCGGACTTGCCCACGGTCCGGCGTTCCTTCACGGTGCGATTACCGGGCTGAAAGCACAGGGAACAAAGAGGGTATATGCCCCCGGCTTGGGTAAAAATCCGGGCGATGGGCTGACCGCTTACGGCGGGAAGAAGGAAAGTGATCTTGTAAAGGGCATGAAGATTAACGCCGATTGCGAGGTTACAGGCGAGTTCCAGCACGTCACCGATTATTCTTCCCTGTTCGGCAAGGGAGCGGATAAGGACGGGTATTTCTTCCCGTTCGAGGTAACGCAGAGCGGCGAAACCCTGACGATCAAGACGAACGGCAACACGAAAGAGGTATCCGGCAAACTTTCCGATAACAGGCTGAACGTGGTTCGTCTTACGAAGAAAGCGGATTCCGAAGTTGAATTCCTTGTTGATGATATTTCTATCGGCAAGTTCACGTTCAGGGGCGCTACGTTCGCAGAGTAAAGGCGGTGATTCCAATGCTGGAAAAGGTGAAGCAGCGCTTGAAATCGTTTGGGTATGAACTGAAAGACGGCGATGAAGCCGTTTTGATGTTTTGTATTCAGAAAGTCGAATGGACAATTAAGAACGATTGCAATGTTGCAGCTATCCCCGCCGGGTTGGAATGTATCGCTATTGATATGGCAGTCGGTGAATTTCTCACGGCGAAGAAAGCATTTTCACCGGGCGATATTACAGGGCTTGATTTAGATTATGCGGTGAAGCAGATACAGGAAGGGGACACCAACACCGTATTTGCAACCGGGGAAGCGAGTTTGACCCCCGAACAGAGGTTGAACGCTTTCCTGAATTATCTTCTTACTTACGGACGGGATCAGTTTTCGTGTTATAGGCGGTTGAGATGGTAAAGGCGATTGAAGCCGCACGAAAGGCGGCACGGCGGGCGCAAGAAATCACCTACGAAGGGGTTTGCACCGTCTATGAATACCAAACTATCAAAGACACAGACACGAAGTTGACCCATGAAGAAGAAATTGCCGTAATTGAAGATCAGCCCTGTAAATTGTCCTTTGAGAAGTTGAACGCCGTGGTTCAAACTGAAACCGCAGCGGCAATCGCACAGGGCTTGAAACTGTTCCTTGCGCCGTAAATCCATATAAACGGTGTTTCAAAGATTGTTGTAACGCAAAACGGCGTTACAGGGGTATATTCCGCAAGCGGCGAACCCGCCGTTTATCCAACACATCAGGAAATCATGCTTGAACTGTTCAAGGGGTGGGCTTGATGGCGCAGATGGGCAGCTTTTCGGCGGCTGGTTTGAAAAAACTTCAAAAGCAGTTGAACAAAATTCAGCAAGGCAATGTTGAAGCGTTCATTGAAGAATGTGCGAAGGAACTTGCCGCCCGGTTGCTTGCCAAAGTCATAAAGCGAACGCCCGTGGGGGTTTATCCCAAAAGCACAGGTAAAAAAGGCGGCACATTACGGCGTGGGTGGACTTCAAACACCCACGAAGAAGCCGCAAGCGGTGGGAGCGGCAATGCGAAAGCGTATGCCGATTCCCTTGAAATCAAACACAACGGGAACACGCTTGTTATTGAGATTGTCAACCCGGTCGAATATGCTTCTTATGTGGAGTTTGGACACCGAACGGCAAATCATAGCGGGTGGGTTCAAGGTCGGTTCATGCTGACGATTTCCGAACAGGAGATTCAGCAAATCGCCCCGAAAGTGCTTGAAGCAAAGATAAAGAAGTATTTGGGGGAATGTATGAAATGACTATCAATTCAATAATTGACGGGATCAGCGTTGCCCTTGATGCGGAATTCAATGCGGAAAGCGAAGAATACACGATCAGGGCGAACGAGTTGAAGCAAGGTTTGAAAGAGCCTTGTTTTTTTATTTCCTGTATCAATCCCACGTTCAGGCTGTTTTTCGATAAACGGTACTTCCGGGAAAATCCGTTCTGTATTCAGTATTTCCCGAAAAGCAGGAACAAGGCGAAAGAAGAATGTAACGATGTTGCGGATCGCCTGTTCCTTGCGTTGGAGTATATCACGGTTGACGGTGATTTGACGATGGGAACAAAAATGCACAGCGAATTCGTTGACGGGGTTTTGAACTTCTTTGTGAATTACGATGCTTTCGTGTATATCAGGAAGGACGAACCCCCGATTATGGAAGCGCTGACACACGACACAACGGCGAAAGGATAGGTGAAAACGAATGGCAACAAAAAAGCCCGCAGCCGCAAACGCAAAGAAACCTGAAATTGTTGAAAGTAAATTTTCAAAAAATCAGTTGCTTGCGGCTGACCGTTTCCGGGACAGGCGGGATATTCTGACCGCCCTTCTTTCCCCGGATGAAACGTACACGGTTAAAGCCGTGGAACAGATGATTGAAAATTATTTGAAAGGACAGGTGAAATAAAATGGCATTAGGTGGCGGAACTTTTGTTTTGCAGAATAAGGAATTGCCGGGCGCTTATATCAATTTCGTTTCGGCAGCTTCCGCAAACCCCGCCCTTGCGGACAGGGGCATTGCAACGATGCCCCTTGAACTTGATTGGGGCGTGGACGGCGATGTTTTTGAAGTCACCAACGGCGATTTCCAGAAAAACAGCCGTGAAATTTTCGGGTATGATTACACCCATGACAAGCTGAAAGGGTTGCGTGATCTTTTCCTGAACGCTCAAACCCTTTACGCTTACAAGCTGACTTCCGGCAGCGATGGCAAGAAAGCAAGTAACGATCTTGCGGAAGCCCTGTATATCGGGATTCGTGGCAACGATCTGAAAATTGCTATTCAGAAAAACGCCGATGATGAAAGCCTGTATGACGTTCAGACGATTCTTGACACGGCGATTGTGGATGTTCAGACCGTTGCAACGGCTGACGAACTGACCCCGAACGCCTTTGTGAAGTTCAAGATTGAGGAATTGCAGGAAAGTTCTATCACGGCGGCAACCCCGCTGACAGGCGGCGCAAACGGCAAGGTTGACGGTAACGCACATCAAGCGTATTTGGATGCAATCGAAGCCTACACCTATAACACTATGGGCGTTGTGGTTGAAGATGATACCACGAAGGGGCTTTATACGGCGTTCAATAAGCGCTTGCGTGACGAAATGGGTATCAAGTTCCAGTTGGTTGTTTATCAGAAAGCCGCTGACTATTACGGCACGATCAATGTGAAGAACAAAACGCTGGATGCAGGATATTCCCCGGCAAGCCTTGTTTATTGGGTGACTGGCGTTGAAGCGGGTTGTGCGGTGAACCGTTCCGTGCAGAACCGCATTTATGACGGTGAATTTACCGTTGATACGAAGCTGACCCAAAATCAGCTTATTCAGGCAATCAAGGCGGGCGAATTCACGCTTCATAAGGTGGGTTCGGATGTCCGTGTGTTGAGTGATATTAACAGCATGGTTACTACTTCCGACACACAGGGCGATATTTTCAAGGACAATCAGACGATCCGTGTTATCGATCAGATCGGCAACGATATTGCCGTACTGTTCAATACAAAGTATCTTGGAGTTGTCCCGAACGATAACGCCGGGCGTGTTTCGCTTTGGTCGGATATTGTGAAGCACCACGAACAGCTTCAGGAAATCCGTGCGATTGAGGATTTCAAGGACACGGATGTTACCGTTGAACAGGGCAACACAAAGAAATCCGTGGTTGTCAACGATTATGTGACGGTTGTAAATGCGATGGATAAGTTGTATATGACCGTCACCGTGGCGTAAAGGAAGGGGTGAAACACAATGGCTAATGTTACTATGAAAGCAAAGGACAGCGTTTTTGCGGCGCTGGCTGAATGTTTCGTAACGATTGGAACACGCCGCTATAACTTCATGCAGGCTATCAACCTTGAAGCGAACTTTGAGAAGAACAAAACGGAAGTTCCGATTTTGGGCAAAACTGGCAAGGGAAACAAGGCAAGCGGTTGGAGTGGGACGGGTTCGGCAACCTTCCATTACAACACTTCCATTTTCCGGCAGATGATGCAGCAGTACAAGGACACGGGCGAGGATATTTATTTTGAAATTCAGATTTCAAATGAAGATCCCACGTCCGCAGCCGGGCGGCAGACGATGATCCTTATGGATTGCAACATTGACGGCGGCATTTTGGCGAAGTTTGATGCGGACGGCGAATATCTTGATGAAGATATGGATTTCACGTTCGAGGATTTCAAGATGCCCGAAACTTTCAAGGATTTGGAAGGTTTTCTGACGAACTAAACCCGATATACCCGAAGCGGCGAAAACCCCGTGCGTGGGCGTTATATACGCTCATATACGGGGTTTTATGCCGTGGGTAATAAACTGTAAAGGAGAATAAAACAATGTCTAAATTTGCGAAATTTATGAAGTCGAACAAGACCGTGAAAGAGAACGGTTTTTACGCCGCAACTTCTTCCCTTTGTGACGAGAACGGGAAGCCCCTTGAATGGGAGTTCAAACATATCACTTCCAAAGAGAACGAAGATATTCGTGAAGCCTGTACGATTGATGTTCCCGTAACGGGCAAGCCGAATATGTTCAGACCGAAGCTGAAATCAGCCCTGTATATTCAGAAAATGATTTCCGCTTCCGTGGTTATGCCTGATCTGTACGATGCCGAATTGCAGGATTCCTACGGCGTGAAAACCCCGGAAGATTTGCTTTTGGCTATGGTTGACGATCCGGGCGAATACAACGATCTTGCGGCGTTTGTGCAGAAATTTCAGGGATTCAATGTTTCCCTTGAAGATAAGGTGAACGAAGCAAAAAACTAATTGAAGAAGGGGATTGGGAAGCGAATTTCGCTTACTATGCCCTTCACAAACTTCACATTCTACCTTCACAGTTCCTTGAATTTGACGAAGCCGAAAAAGCCTTTATTGTGGCGGCAATCAAGGTGAAGATGGATAACGACAAGAAGAAGGAAAAGGAAATTGCGAAGAAAAAGCCCAAAAAGGGCAGGAAAGGCAGGTGATCCCGCATGGCAACAATCCGCACGGCTATTGAATTGCAAGATAACTTCACGGGCGTTTTGAATTCGATAATCAGCGCCGTCAATATGGGGCTTTCAGCTATGGACGATTTGAACCGTTCAATGAATAACCCCGTTGACACAGCTTCTTTTGATGCAGCCCGTGAAGCGGCAAATCAGGCAACGATTGCAATTCAGAACATGGAAGCGGCTATGCAGAACGCCGATGCACCTACCACGGGAACACCCGCCGCCCCGCAAAATACCGCCCCGGTACACATTCCAGTTGTCCCGGATGTTCCTGATCCGCTGGTTGAAAATCCCGCCCCTGTTCCCGTTCCTGTTGAATGGCAAACTGACAACATGGAAGTTTTTACGGGAACAGGGGTTGAAAGATTTCAGCAAGAAGTTCAAAGTGCAAACAATATGTTGAACACTTTGAACACCACACAGGAACGCATTGCGGCAACGGCAGCGCAAACCGATTTGTTCCCCGCTGGCGCTGTTGCCGATATGAACAATATGCAAAACCGCCTGACGGCTATTTCACAGCGTATTCAGGCAATAGAAAGCAACCCCATGAACCTTGGATCAGACGAAGCAAACGCCGAACTGGAACAGTTGCGGGGGCAGTTGGATCAGGCGGTACAGGAACAGGAAGCCTTGAACAGAGCCGTTGAAAACATGGACGTTGAAGCGGCAAATCAGGCATATTTGCGGCTTTCGCAGACGGTGGGCAATACTGAACGATATATCCGGGACAACACGGACGAACAAGGACGGTTCAACCGTGCGATTGAGGACGGAACGGAACAGGCAAACAATTTGATGAACATGATTAAGGGCGCTGTTGCCGCTTATGTTTCGGTTCAAACAGTTCAAAAAGCCCTTGATTTGTCGGATCAGCTTACTTCCACAACCGCCCGGCTAAACTTGATGAATGACGGATTGCAAACCACACAGGATTTGCAAAACATGATTTATCTTTCCGCTGAACGGTCAAGGGGTTCGTATCAGCGAACCGCCGATGCCGTTTCCAAACTTGGACTTATGGCGGGCGATGCGTTCAACAGTTCGGAAGAAATCATTGCTTTCACGGAACAGTTGAATAAACAGTTTACCATTGCCGGAACGGAAGCGGCGGGCATTGATGCGGCAATGTTGCAGCTCACACAGGCGATGGGTTCAGGCGTTTTGCGTGGCGAAGAATACAACAGCATTTTGGAGCAAGCGCCGAATATCATTCAGGCAATCGCTGATTATTTGGACGTTCCAAAAGGGCAGTTAAAAGATATGGCAGCGGAAGGGCAAATCACCGCTGAAATCGTGAAAAATGCTATGTTTGCGGCGGCAGATGAAACAAACGCAAAGTTTGAAAGTATGCCGAAAACCTTTTCGCAGATATGGACTTCTTTTCAGAATACCGCATTGATGGCGTTTCAGCCCGTTCTTCAAAGGCTGAATGAAATTGCGAACAGCGAAGCATTTCAGGCATTTGTCGAAAACGCCGTTGAAGCCCTTTCAATGGTGGCTAGCATTGCGCTTGAAATCTTTGATTTGATGGTACAGGTGGGAACGGTTATCGCCGATAATTGGTCGTGGATTTCCCCGATTGTTTACGGCGTGGCTGGTGCGCTTGCGGTTTATTACGGCTGGTTGCTTTTGGTGAAGGGCGCTGAAATTGCGATGGCGGTTGCAACGGGTATTTCCACCCTTGCGAAGATGCTTGCCGTCCCGGTTTATGCAGCCTTGACGGGGGCAACAATGGCAGATACGGCGGCACAATGGGGATTAAATGCGGCGTTGTACGCTTGCCCGATTGTGTGGATTATCATTCTGATTATCGCCCTGATCGCCCTGTTTTATGCGGCGGTCGCAGCCGTGAACCATTTTGCCGGGACAACTGTTTCCGCAACAGGCATTATTTGCGGGGCGTTCATGGTGGCGCTTGCGTTCATTGGAAACATTTTCGTTGCCCTTTGGAACTTGGTTGTAGATGTGTTCGTGCTTATTTACAACTTGGTTGCCGAAGTCGCAAACTTCATCGGAAACGTGTTCACCGATCCGATAGGTGCGGTTTGCCGCCTGTTCTTTGGCTTGGCTGATACGGTGCTGGGCATTTTACAGGCGCTTGCTTCCGCTATTGATGCGATTTTCGGTTCAAATTTGTCGGGTGCAGTTCAGGGCTGGCGTGATTCGCTTGGCGGCTGGGTTGATGAAACATTCGGCAAGGGCGATGAAATCATGGCGAAAATGAACGCCGATGATATGAAGCTGGGGCGGTTTGAATACAGTGCGGCTTGGGATGCCGGATATAATTTCGGCGAAGGGATTGATGAAAGCATTGCGAATTTCGATCCTTCTTCCCTGTTTGATACCAACGTCCCCGGCGCTGACGATTACACAAATCTTGCCGATTACGGTTCAGGAATGGATTTAGGCGGCATTGGAAGCGGGGTTGATGATATAGCGGGCAATACCGGGGCAATCGCTGACAGCATGGATATTACGGAAGAAGATTTGAAATACTTGCGTGATATTGCAGAGCAGGAAGCGGTCAATCGGTTCACAACCGCTGAAATCACGATTGAACAGACGAACAACAATAACATTTCGTCCAACATGGATTTGGACGGCGTTGTTTCCGGCTTGACGGATGCCGTCAATGAAGCCGTGGACAGTATAACGGAAGGGGTGCATGATTAAATGGCAAGAAAAAGCGGATATGATTTCTACTTGGACAAATGCCTTCTTCCCATTGCCCCGAAGAAGTTAGAAATCAAAATAAACAACGCAAACGACACGATCACCCTGATAAACGAAGGGGAAATCAATCTTTTGAAAACCGCTGAACTGACGGATATTGATTTTGAATGTATGCTTCCGAATGTTCAGTACCCTTTCGCAACCTACAACGGGGGATTCAAAAATTCAAAGTATTTTTTAGACTACTTTGAAAAGTTGAAAACAAGCAAGAAACCGTTTCAGTTCATTGTTTCAAGGGCTTTTCCAACCGGGAAAGCCCTGTTTTCAACGAATATCAAGGTATCATTGGAAGATT